TGTTAATGATGCTAGAATAGTAATTAATTCTGTATTTGGTATTTGATTTTTTTTATATTATGGAGTATTTGAATGAACGAACACATATTGTGGGTGGAGAAGTATCGCCCTAAAACCGTTGAAGATTGTATTTTGCCTGAAGTTATCAGGGCAACTTTCCAAGAATATGTAAACCGTAAAGAGATTCCAAATCTTCTACTATCAGGTACTGCTGGTGTTGGTAAAACAACTATTGCAAAAGCCTTGTGTCAAGAAGTTGGTTGTGATTACATTGTTATCAACGGGTCTGATGAGTCAGGTATTGACACATTCAGAAACAAAATTAAGAACTACGCCTCATCTGTATCCTTGACCGGCGGCCGCAAGGTCATCATCATTGACGAAGCAGACTATCTAAATCCAAATTCAACTCAACCTGCGTTGCGTGGTGCAATCGAGGAGTTCTCATCCAACTGTTCATTCATCTTCACATGTAACTTTAAGAACAGAATCATTGACCCGATTCATTCACGTTGTACCGTTATCGACTTTAAAATCAATGGCAGTAAACAGAAGATGGCTGCAGGATTCTTTAAACGTGTTGAATGGATTTTAGAACAAGAAGGTGTTACATACGATAAGCAAGTGGTCGCTGCCGTTATCACCAAACATTTCCCTGACAACCGCCGTGTTCTGAACGAACTACAACGTTATAGTGTTAGTGGCACAATCGACAAAGGCATCTTGGCCTCGGTTTCTGATGTTCAGATGAATGAACTAGTGTCTTCTATTATGAACAAGGACTTTGCTTCCTGTCGAAAATGGACAACAAACAACCTCGATAATGATATTACCAGAATCTTTAGAAACATCTATGATTCGTTGTATGAGAAGTTGAAACCAAACTCTGTACCACAAATGGTTCTGATTTTGGCCAAGTATCAATATCAGTCAGCCTTTGTTGCAGACCACGAAATCAATCTGATTGCCTGCCTTACAGAATTAATGGTTGAATGTGAATTCAAATGAGTCCGTTCGACTATGCCGATTACATCCTGAGAAAGAAGGTGCCGGATGGTGAATTGGACTACAAAGATTATGCACCTTTCCTAATCAATAGGTCTCTCTCCAACCACTTAGATTGTGTCTTGTATGTCAATGATATGAACTTGTGGCCAGGTATTGATAAAGACATGCAATACCAGTATCTTCTAAATAGTATCAGGCCTATGAAACGAAAATTCGTTCCGTGGCAGAAGGCCGATTCTGATAAGGATATTGAGTGTGTGAAGACCTATTTTGGTTATTCTAATGCCAAAGCCAAAGAGGCTCTACGTATTCTTACTGATGAACAAATCGCTGATATAAAAACAAAAATAGATACAGGCGGAGTGAAGAATAATGATAGACATTAAAGACTTAGTTGAAGTGACATTGGATGATAAAGATGATTTCCTAAAGGTACGTGAGACACTGACCCGTATTGGTGTTGCCTCCAAGAAAGACCAAACATTGTACCAATCGTGCCACATACTCCACAAACGTGGACAATACTATGTGGTACATTTCAAAGAACTATTTGCACTAGATGGCAAACTAACAGACATTTCAGAAAGTGACTTGGCTCGTAGGAATGCTATTGCCAACTTGTTAGAAGATTGGGGATTGGTCAAACTGGTAAATCCAAAACAAACTGAAGTGCCAGAACCTATTTTCTTATCACAAATTAAAATCATTTCTCATAAAGAAAAGAACGAATGGCAATTGGTGCCAAAATACAATATAGGTAAAAAACCAAATAATAATTAAGGAGTGGTAATTATGGAACTGTTGAATGGATTAGGATATCTATGGATGATATTCTTTATTATGATGTCTGCTGGTCTTGCAAAAGAATATAACCTTTTCGGGTCAGCATACTCTTATGTCAAAAAAGCTTTTGGTTCAAATAAATTTGTTGTCGTTATACTAAGTGCAATTGGTGGTGTACTACCGATTGAGGGTAGAGTAACAGTATCCGCTGGACTACTGGACACCGTGGCACCAAAATGTGGCCATGGTCGTGAGAAGATGGGTATATTAGATTATCTGTCTACACACCACTATTATATGTGGTCACCTTTGGAAAAGACTGTGGTTCTTCCTATCGCTGTCTTTGGTTTTACCTACGCAACATTTATTGGTATGATTGCACCACTACTTGTAGTCAGTTTTGTTTTCATTTCTGCCTACATTTGGACGCAGATTAAAGATGAAGAAATCGTAATTGAAACTTCTGATTCTTTTAAGATAAGTGAAATCATCAGGAATGTTTTTCCGATGATTGTTGCAATCGGTTCTTACATATACCTTGGCGGTGAAAGCAATGTATTCACAATCTTTGGATTATTGACCTTATATTATGTGTTCTTAACAAGACAATGGAACATCAAGAAACTACTGAGTTACATTAGTTGGGATGTTTTAGGTACAGTAGCTGTTGTTATTGTATTGGGTAATTTCTTCAAGTCGCATAATGCAGAGTATGTAGAATTCATCAAGAACAGTATGTTTGATCCACATACATTAACTGGAATGGCTTTAATTAGTCTTACTGGATTTGTTGTGAGTTTCCTAATGGGTAGTTCTGGTAAGTTTATTGCCATTGCCGTATTGATGGCTCAAGTCTTTGGAGTAGAATACTTCATGTGGTTCTTTGCTGTAGACTATGCAGGTTATCTATTGAGTCCTACTCACAAGTGTGTTATGATTGGTAACCGATATTTTGGTACAACATTAAAAACCTACTATACCGCACTAGTAAGTTGGGCAATATTGCTTTTAACCACCGCCGGTCTCTTTACTTTTGTATAAATATATGATATAGTCCTAGTCCCTTGGGATGGGAAAAAAGGTGCTCCACCTACCTTAGGAGCGTTATCAAATCGGGCACAACGATATGGTGTCTCTGGAATCCGTAACCAGAACCTCAACCGATACGCCTTCGGGGTATCAATTTTTAATCTTGCTTTTAGGAGAAAACTATGACAAATCTTATGAAAGAATTGTTCAATACCGATTTAGGTAAATTTCAATCATTCACTGTTGGTTTCAATGACACAATGGAACTCATGCGTGAAGCAGCTGCGGCCGCTGCAACAAAAGCCATAACTTATCCCCCATACAACATCAAACAAATAAAAGAGAACAAGTACGTCATTGAGATGGCCGTTGCTGGTTTTGCTAAGTCTGATATTGAGATGACTTTAGAGGGTAATAAACTCGTAATTAAAGCTGCAGCTAAAGATGATGATGAAGAAGAATATCTATTCAAAGGTATTGCCAACCGTGGCTTTGAACGTACCTTCACTCTTGCAGATAAAGTAGAAATTCAAGATGCAGAGATGATGAATGGTATGCTTAGAATTTGGCTAGAAAACATGGTCAAAGTACAAGACGCTATTAAGAAAATCACCATCAAGGAAACTGCTGAAAAATGATTCGATTAATTACCAACCTATTCAAGCGAATGTGTGGTGATTATGGAAATGATTTAGAATCATATATCACCTCAAGAAACCCTAAAAACGAAGGCGATGTTGAAAGACTGACACTAGAGTACAATTCCAGACTGATACAAAATAGGTACTATTAAGTATTAAGTGGAAAACAATAAGGGATTGCTTGACAATCCCTTTTTTTACCTATATAATACTCATCATGAAAACAGTAAACTCAACCATCAAAAAAGTTCGTGTGAAAACCACACTTGAAACATATTATGTTTGCGGTCCAGAAATCAAAGAGATTGATGGCGTTCAATTTGTATATGTAATCAAGAACACCGGTATCCGTGAGACACCAAAATTGATGCGTAAAGAATCCTTAGAGTATATCAAATAACAGCCCATATAGCTTAATGGTAAAGCAGGCGACTCATAATCGCTTGAGTGGGAGTTCAATTCTCTCTGTGGGCACCATTTAAATTGTAACTTATAGTTCTGAAAATAAGTTTGGATAAGTTGAATGAAACAAAAATTTCGTGATGCGTATATGAAAGTGGCCGAGACATTCGCTGAATTGTCCTCGGCTAAAAGACTTCATGTTGGTGCCATTGTAGTCAAAGAAGATAGAGTCATATCTATTGGTTACAATGGTATGCCTTCAGGTTGGGATAACGAATGTGAAGATAAAGAATACATGAGTTCTGATGCCGGAGGTTGGTTGGATCCCAATGAAATTGAAGAACGATGGCCAATACAAGAGCAACAATTACCAAAAGAAGATAATCGTTGGCTTCGTTATAGACTGAAAACAAAACCAGAGGTATTACATGCTGAAACAAATGCGATTGCCAAGTTGGCTAAATCTAACGAATCTGGTAACGGTGCTACTATGTTTGTTACCCATGCTCCATGTTTGGACTGTGCCAAACTTATCTACCAAAGTGGTATTAATAACGTTTTATATCGGAACTCTTACCGTTCTGATGATGGTATCAATTTTCTGGCCAAAGCTGGTGTGTTTGTGGAAAAAATCTAATCAACTAAATAACTAAGGGTAATATTGCCTTTGGAGGGTTGGATGATTGTTCGCATACTTAATTGTCCTGATAAAGATTTTAAGCCCTTTGTTGAAAGAGCGGCTCAGTTTTACGCCAAAGAATTAATAGCCAACACAAGAATCCGCAAACATTGTTATACTGAAATAAGATTCAGTCCAAAGATAACAGAATATGGATTTGCCAGTATTGTAGACTACAATACCAGAAAACAACCAAGAAAATTTCTAATTGAATTGCATCCACATATTGGATCCAGAAGAATACTGGAAACACTGGCTCATGAAATGGTGCATATAAAACAATACATAGAGAATGAAACCAATGATGAACTGACCAGATGGCGTGGTAAAAGAGTTGATCCTGATAAAATAGATTATTGGGTTCAGCCATGGGAAATAGATGCATATGGCCGTGAAGCTGGATTACTAACAAAATTTGCCGTATCAGAACATCTATGGGAAACGTTTAATGATTTTATGGATCCTTCAGGTCCAATATTACCACACCCTATCGCATGGAAAAAATAAAATATGTCGCATCCAACACAGCAAGAGTTTGTAAAAA